TTAGAGTTAGCCGAACGGTTACAAGAGATTGAAACTGTAGAGACAGCACAAAGTGGGTTCTTACCGTTTGTCAAAAGTCAATGGCCAGGTTTCATTGGTGGTGCTCATCATGAAAAGATGGCGGATGCGTTTGACCGCATAGCTAACGGTAAAATCAAAAGACTTATTATCAACATGCCACCACGGCACACTAAGTCTGAGTTTGCGTCTCATTACTTTCCTGCTTATTTAGTAGGGCGTAACCCAAGTTTAAAAATACTACAAGCAACCCATACCGCAGATTTAGCAGTTAAGTTTGGTAGAAAGATTCGTGACTTAATGTTAACGGAAGATTTTCAAAGAATCTTTCCCGATGTATTAATTAACCCAGACTCAAAAGCAGCAGGTAAATGGGAAACCCAAGACAAGAGAGACCCAAAACTAAAGGGCGAGTACTATGCTGCTGGTGTTGGCGGAGCGTTAGCAGGAAGGGGAGCAGATCTATTCATTATTGATGACCCTCATTCTGAGCAAGATGCTATGAACCCAAAGTCCATGGAAGATACTTACGAGTGGTATACTTCAGGACCAAGACAGAGGCTCCAGCCAGGAGGAGCTATTGTTATAGTTATGACGCGTTGGAATATTAACGACCTAACTGGTAAGTTATTAAAAGATGCAGCACGAGATCCAAAAGCAGATCAATGGGAGTTAATTGAACTACCAGCTATATTGCCTAGTGGTAAACCATTATGGCCAGAGTTCTGGGCACTAGAAGAAATACTAAGCGTTAAGGCTAGTTTACGTGGCGGTCCAAAGTGGCACGCTCAGTACATGCAGAACCCAAGTTCCGAAGAAGGTGCATTAATAAAAAGAGAATGGTGGAATGAATGGGAAAAAGAAAAACCACCAAAGTGTGAATACCTAATACAAAGTTACGATACAGCATTCTTAAAAACTCAGATGGCTGATTACTCGGCTATTACTACTTGGGGAGTATTCTACCCTGAAGGTAAAATAGGGGAAGACTTCTATAATGGTTTATCTCCTCATATTATTTTACTAGACTGTATTAAAGGTAAGTATTCTTTTCCTGAACTTAAAGCTATAGCTTTAGAACAGTATTCCGAATGGACACCCGATTGTGTTATTATAGAAGCTAAAGCCAGTGGAACTCCACTTACTCAAGAATTACGAAACATAGGTATACCTGTACAAAACTTTACTCCATCAAAAGGAAATGATAAGGTAGCTCGAGTAAATGCTGCTGCCCCTTTATTTGAATCAGGTATGGTATGGGCACCAGACACTAAATGGGCAAACGAAGTTAAAGAAGAATGTGCTGCTTTCCCTGCTGGAGATCACGACGACTTAGTAGATTCAACTACTCAAGCGTTGCTAAGGTTTAGGCAAGGCGGATTCGTAAAACTACCTAGTGATTATGAGGAAGAAGAACTATATCCTAGAAGGAAAATAAGTTACTATTAACCATGGCAATCGAAAAACAAAACCCCCTACAAGATATTTTAATGGAAGCTGCACCTCAACAGATGCAAGAACCCATTGAATTTGAGCTTCCAGAAGAAATGGATATTGGTGGTCAAATGGCTCCTGCTTTTGAACTAGGACCAGACGGACAAATGGTTCCACTTTTTGAAGAGGAAGAAGAAGGTGAAGCCAATGAACATCAGGTCAATCTTGCGGAAGTATTAGATTCCTCCTCGCTTAATACACTAGCGAATGAATTATTAGATGCATATGAACAGGACAAAGACTCTCGTAAAGATTGGCTTGAAGTATTTACTAATGGACTAGATTTATTAGGAATAAAAATAGAAGAAAGATCTGAACCTTTTCCTGGAGCGACAGGGGTTAATCACCCTTTATTAGCAGAAGCCGTTACCCAGTTTCAGGCACAAGCCTACAAAGAACTTCTACCCCCAGGTGGTCCAGTAAAAACCAGAGTAATGGGGAATGAAAGCCCTGAGGTTTTAGAACAATCAGCTAGGGTTAAAGATTTCATGAATTACCAAATCACAGATGTGATGAAAGAGTATGATCCTGAAATGGACAGCCTTTTGTTTTACCTACCTTTATCTGGTAGTGCATTCAAAAAAGTTTATTACGACAACATACTAGGTAGAGCAACAAGTAGATTGGTTAAAGCAGAAGACTTAGTTGTAGCGTACGAAACAACAGATTTAGAAACAAGTCCTAGATTTACTCACGTTATGAGTATGACAGGCAACGATCTTAAAAAATTACAACTAGCAGGTTCATATAGAGAAGTCGACTTAGGTGAAGTTGGTGATATGGACTACAACGAAGCTAAAGAGAAGATAGATGAGCTACAAGGCTTATCAAAACCTATAACAGATTACGATGAATACACTGTTTTAGAGCTTCATGTTGATTTAGAACTAAACGAAGACGAAGAATATGGCTTTGCTGTACCCTATGTAGTAACTATTCTTGAAGATAACAACGAGATACTCTCTATTAGACGTAATTGGCAAGAAAACGACGAGTTATTCCGTAAAAAAGAGTATTTTGTACACTATAAATTCTTACCAGGTCTTGGTTTTTACGGTTTCGGCTTAATTCACATGATTGGTGGGCTAACTAAGTCCGCAACTTCTATATTACGTCAGTTAATCGACGCTGGTACGCTAAGTAACCTACCAGCAGGCTTTAAAGCACGTGGAATGCGTGTACAAGGTGAGGATATTCCTCTTAGACCAGGTGAATTTAGAGATGTAGACGTTCCAGGTGGAGTAATTCGTGATGCATTGATGCCTTTACCCTATAAAGAGCCTAGTAGCGTGTTAAGTCAGTTATTAGGAGTAATTATTGATTCTGGGCGACGTTTTGCCTCTATTGCGGACATGAATGTAGGCGATATTGGCTCTCAACAGCTTCCTGTAGGCACAACGGTAGCTATGCTAGAACGTGGCACTAAAGTTATGAGTGCTATTCATAAACGTCTTCATTATGCCCAAAGGAAAGAATTTAAGCTATTAGCGGACATATTCTCTAAAAGTTTACCCCCTGTGTACCCATATGACGTACCAGGAGTAAGTAGAGAAATTAAAGCCACAGACTTCGATGACAGAATAGATGTGTTACCTATTAGTGACCCTAATATCTTTAGTATGGCGCAACGTGTGATGTTAGCTCAACAAGAACTACAAATGGCACAAGCAGCACCGCAAATACATGATTTAAGAGAAGCCTACAAACGTATGTACGAAGCTCTAGAAGTTAAGAACATAGAACTATTATTACCTCCTCAAGCAGAAGTACCGCCACGTGACCCTATAAGTGAACAGCAAGCAGCAATGACAGGCAAACCTATTAAAGCCTTTGAGTTTCAAAACCATGATGCTTATATAACATCGCATTCTTATTTTGCACAGAACCCAATGATAGCACAAAACAAAGTTGCCTTAACAGCAATATCTGCTAACATTCAAGAGCATCAATCAATGTTATATAAACAGCAAATCGAACAAGCAATGGGTCAGCCGTTGCCTCCAATGGAAGGCGGTCAAATGCCTCCAGAAATAATGAACCAGATAGCAGGCATGGCAGCACAAGCTACTCAGCAAGTTACTGGTCAAGCAAAAGCTATGGCGGAAGCTATGGCGGAAGCTAACATCGATCCTATTGTACAACTTAAAGAACAAGAGATCGCACAGAAAGCTCAAAGCGATATGGTGAAAGCACAAATCGACATGACTAAGATTCAATCTACAGAAGCAATAGCAGAAATGAAAATTGCTCAAGAAAGAGAAGAAGCACTCATAAAAGAAAAAACTGATATGAGAAGAGATTATCGTGATATACTTAAAGACGTCAGAGATTCTGACAACCAAACTAAAGGAAGTCAATAATGTTAAATAGAGCTAACTTTGAAGAAATGATGGGTGGTAACGCTAACCGCAGAAGAATGTCTCACGGTGGAGAAACAGGATATCATACGATGCCTGATGGAACTCACATGAAGAATTCTAAAATGCAGAAAAAAACAAATGGCGGTTCGATGACGAACGCTAAAAAAAGTCTTAGGAGACCGTAATGAATAAAAACATGCAAAAGATGAACCGTGGTGGCGAAAAGAAGAAAAAAGCTAAAATGAACCGTGGTGGAGATCCTATGATGGTTGGAATGAACCTTGGTGGTGAAAGCAAAAAAAGAGGAATGGCTAGAGGTTGCGGAGCAGCAACTAAAGGTAAGGGGTTTAACCAATAATGCCAGCAAAACAAGGGCTATACGCGAACATAAACGCGAAACGTAAAAGAATCAAAGCTGGCTCAGGCGAAAAGATGAGATCAGCTGGAGATAAAGGTGCACCTAGCAAACAAGATTTTGTAGATTCAGCTAAAACTGCTAAAAAATCTCACGGTGGAGAACTACACGGTGGTCAGAAAAAACTAGACAAAAACAAAGACGGTAAAATATCAGGTAACGATTTTAAAATGATGCACAAGGGCGGTGACGTAATAGCAGGAAATGCTAACCGCAGAAGATCACAAAACCATGGCTAGTCCAAGAAGAGGTAAAGCAAAAGTCAAAGTAACTAGTTCTGGTAAAAGAGTGAGTTACGGACAAGCAGGTAAAGCCAAAGGCGGTGGTCCTAGAGTCAAACCAGGAACATCTAAAGGAGACTCTTACTGTGCAAGAAGTTTAGGTATAAAAAAAGGATTATCGAAAAAGAAACAAAGCGATCCGAACACTCCAAATAACCTTTCAAGGAAAAGATGGAAATGTTCTGGAGCTAAATCAAGAAGAAAATAATTTAGATGTTAGAAAAGTTAAGAAAATTAATTGCAGAAAGACAAGAGCAATTAACACAAACACTCACCGCTGGTGG